GACAAGCCCTGCTACCTTTGATATAATGGGCCTGTATTTTTATGACATGTTGTACCAAGGGGTCGAGACCTGACCCCGCATTAGCAAGACCTAATAACGGTGTTATTAGGAAACACACTAGGAGAAAGCAAAAATGAGTGACATCAACCACCCAAGCATGCAAGCGACACTGGACCACAATTTGACGAGCGGCATTGACGCTGCCACCACCGTTGTGAAGTTCACGCACCGCGCATGGAACACAACACGCAAAGCCAAGGATGCCGACAAGGCAGTCATAGAGCGGTTCCGGAATCAGGAAGGCTCCAGCACTGTCAGTAAAGATTTACTGGGAGGTAAGAACACACGAGGTGGCGCGCTGGTGCGGGAGATCAGCAACATCGATGGTACGTCGCGCAACTACCACTACGCCAACACCGTCCCACTGTTGGGTGCACGCTCACTGGGTGTGCTGCCTAACTCCAGATTCGCGGAGTTTGTCGAGTGGTTCTCAGAGCGTAAGAGTCAGGTCTGGTACCCCAAGGTGCAGGAGTTCCTGCATGTATATGACGAGTTGTACGCGGAGTTGGAGGTGCAGGGTTTCAGTGAGTTGGCCGACGGTCTCGGCCTGCTGTTCGATCCGTCCCAGTACCCGACGCCCGAGGTCATGCGTGGTTACCCCAACCCCGTACGTGTCGAGGCCCTGCAGGTGCAGGGTAAAACATTAGAGGAGGCACACGACATCGCGTTTGCCGAGGAGGCATCCGATCCGTTCTATACCAAGGAGCAGTTGCGTCGTTCCGGTATGTTCCGGTTCGGGTTGGAGGGTCCGATGCGCTTGGGTTCGATGATGGAGGCGCAGAACAATCCCATCCTGAATATCGAGCGTGACGCAGCCGATGCACTTCGAGAGCAGATGATCGCTGCACATCAGGGCATGGTCAACGGGGTAGTTGAGGATGTCTACGCAGTGGCCGTGGACCGGCTGACCCACCTAGGCGAGCGACTCGACTATACCGACGCTGACCAGAAGAAAGTGTTTCGTAGCAGCATCACATCGAATCTGGAGACAGCGTTAAAACTGTTCGATGCGCTGCCTGTTACGGATACCAAATCGCAGCGGATCAAGCGTGACATTCAGGACCTGCTGCAGACCATCGGTGAGCCCGAGGCGCTCCGACACAGTGAGACACTGCGGGTCACCACTAAAGCCAAGGTCGATACGATCCTCAAGGATCTGACGGTTTTCGACATTTAACAATCACACACAACACCAATAACACAACCAATCCTAATAACGGGTGTTATTAGGAATCACACGAGAGGAAACGTAATGAACTACATGGAAAAAGCACTGGATATTTACGAAGTGGTCGAAGGCATCCTCAGCTACGGTCCGGGTATCACAACGCTGGTCAATGGCCCGATGGGGAACGGCAAGACGCAGGGCATATCCAGCCTACTGCGGGAGCGACTGCCCAACCATGACGTAATAGTCATTAACTGTGCAGGTATGCAGGACCAAGGCGATCTGTCAATGCCTGCCAACCTGAACGATCTCAAGGAGGAGAAGTTCGTAAAGTTCACGCCACGCGCCGGGTTGGGGTTCGACTCCGAGCGTCCTGTGATACTTATCCTTGACGAGATTTGGAAGGCTCCGAAGTCGTGCCATAACACTATAGGCGACACGGTGAACGAGCAGAGGATGAATGACTACCACCTGCCGGAAGGTTCGTACGTGATTGGCCTGTCGAATCTGGAAGCCGAGGGTCTGGGTGATGAGATCGGTGCCCACCTCAACGACCGGGTAGTGGAACTCTTCATGAAGCCGTTGTCCGTGGATGACCTGCTCGTGTACGGCGCAGCCAATGGTTGGGACACCACCATGCTGACGTTCATCAAGGAGACTCCAGCAGTCACAGATATATTTTTAGAGCACGCAGATCCCGAGTCCAATCCGTACATCTACCATCCGCAGTCCACACGTAAGAAATTCTTCTCGCCACGTAGTGCGGAGCGTGCGTCTACGGTTCTCAAGGGTCGTGCCGCACTCGTGGACCGGGTAGGTGTTGCAAGCGCCAACCGCATCATATCCGCAGGGGTGAATGGTTCAGTGGGTGAGGTCGCTGGCGAAGCACTCATGGCGATGGTCCGACTGGGTGATGATCTCGTCTCGTTCGATCAGATCAAGGATGACCCCAATGGCGCTCCTGTCTCATCGAACCCCGCAGCCAACTACCTGTTGTTATTCAAGGCGCTCGCCGCAGTGGATCGTAGCTGGGTGGACCAGTGGATGACGTACATGTACCGACTCCCTGCCGAGGTGCAGATGCTGTTCATGATGATAGCAACGCGCAACGAACCCAAGGCGGGTACCGATGCTATCGACAAGTGGCGGAAGCGTCGTGATTTTGTATCCAGCGCCAAGGGTGCAGGTGACTGGCACATGGCTAACAAGCACCTGTTCGCATAAGGAGAGAACAACAATGGCACTTATAAATACAGCAATGAATGTTTCGCCCGAGCAGCGCATCGCTATGGCGAAGGCACAGATCATAGAGCATGAGGCGGCAGCAGGATGGAACGCTGTCGTCATGGTGGGGGAGGATCGGGTAGTCGAGGATGTGTCCACTGCCTGTACCGATGGCTACCTCGCGCTCTACGGCAGGGAGTTTATCGGAGGACTCAACGACGCGCAGTTGCGCTATCTGGTCTGCCACGAGAACGTGCACGAGTTGGGGCAGCATCCGTGGGTCTATAGATATTTAATGGAGATTGACGCACGTATAGCCAACATGGCGATGGACTTCTGGGACAACCTGTTTATCGAGGATACGTTCCGCGACTATCCGGGGTTCGTCGAGCGTCCATGCGAGGGTCTATGCATTGACGAGAAGTACCGGGGCTGGTCCGTGCCAGAGATCTTTTACGACCTGTACGAGCAGGGCGAAGGTGATGGCGAGGGTGATGGTGACGGTGATGGCGAGGGTGATGGTGACGATGGTCAGGGTGGGCGTGCAGGTAATGGCCCCAATACTGACGATGATGGTCAACCCGTACTTCTCGATGACCACGATTTCGACGGGCGTACGCCTGACGAAGAGGAGGAGATCAAGCGCAAGATCAATGACGCGATACGACAGGGTAAGTTTGTCGCAAGCAAGGTCAGTGGTCAGGCAGGGAAGCTGGACTTTGACGAACTGACGTTACCCAAAATTAACTACAGAGAGGTGATGCGGGACTTCACCCGTAGCACGATGCGGGGCAACGACACCCGTACGTTCAGCAGACCCAACCGCCGCTATCTGGCTCACAGAATATATCTACCATCCGGTATATCGGAGCGGGTGGGTCCGCTGGTGCTCGCCGTTGATACATCGGCATCGATGTGGATGGACAACGTGTTCACCCGGTGCATGTCGGAAGTGGCTGGGATATGCAAAGAGGTCAAGCCAGAGCGTGTGAGCATCGCGTACTGGGATACCAAGGTGTGGCCGATGGAGCATTACGAGCCCAACGACTACGACAACATCGCCAAGACAGCCAAGCCGTTAGGCGGTGGTGGTACTACGGTGGCAGTGGTGCCCGAGTACCTTCGGGAACACAAGGTGAAACCTCAGGCTGTAGTTGTGTTCACCGATGGAGATATATACGACGGTGACTGGGGTAACTGGGACTGCCCGGTGTTGTGGGTGGTCATCAATAACAAAGACGCGCATCCGACTGTGGGCAAGGTAGTCCACGTCACCGATGCCGACATAATGCTTTAGGAGAGAGACATGAGAAAAGAATACCGAGTTATGTGGGTTGTTGAGGTCTCAGCGGAATCCGCTATCGAAGCCGCCATAGAGGCCAGAGACATTCAACTGGACGACGGTCAGTTCAATTATACGTGGGATGACTACCACCTCTTTGAGGTGCTGGAGGTTCAAGACGACGACATCCGAATACAGAAGGTGGTGGTAGAGCAGGATGAAGATGGGGGTTCCGTTGGGACACTTATCGAAGAACGATGGAGCATGGACTTCGACCCTGTCGCCTTCGGGCTGAGGAGAGCGACATGAATCACACATACGAAATCGAATTGACCATCGCGCACCTACCCAATTGGTTTGATCCTGATGGGGTAATGGACGAGGACGAGATTGAGCGTCTCATCGATCAGTGGGTGACACGCGCAGTGGAGTTGCTGGAGGCGAGCGGAGACACCGTTGCCTATTTCGGTGACGGCTTTGAAGACCGCGCATGGATGTTCGGGCAGCGTATCGACATGCCCCTGTGGGCAGAATCCATCATCACAAGCGTAGACGAGGAGTTTTGAAAATGATCCCTGATTATTTACTGGCTAGGAATCTCGACTACCTCAATGCTATGGCAGAGCGGGGTGGGTGGACGACCGAGGGGTACTTCCACACCCGTGTATATAAGTTGGAGCGGGTAGCCGACAGTCCCACTAGCAAGTGGCACCTATGGTACGAGGATAGTCTCACAGGTGCCGTTGATTCCCCCCGAGGGTTCCGACTGCCACTCGCAAGGGAGGCCATGCATTACCGGCTCGACGCATATGTTGCTGGTTACGAGGATGCGCTACGGACGCAGAACCCCGGTGCGCTTGCCAAAGCACGAGAAAAAAATTCACACACAGAAGAGAGCATTTAGTTATGGGTATGGTTAACAACATTCTAGCAGCAGATCGTAAGTACCCAAGCACCCCTGTTTCAGATGCAGTACATGCGTCTAGGATTAAGTCACCTGCGTTCTGGGACGGTGACCCTTCATCCCGATGGAGCATCGAGTGGTTGAAGGAGATACTAGACTACGAGCACCGACACTCCCTGACGCATCCCCTACTTAACTGGATCTTGACCGACCGCATCGTAGATACAGTGTCGTTTATTTACCGTGCGTGTAACGTGGACGGACGCCTACGGGTTGTCCCAAAGTCTGGACTCCAAGGAGGGCCGACATCGCCGGTAGCATTTTCTGTCTACTTTGAGGGGCAACCTTTTACCGTTGCCACGGTGACAGTAGATGATCGGATAAATAATAAACGGTGGCAGGTCTACTCCCATCGAATATGCAACTACCGCTACGACCCCTCCAGTAGAGGGCACTACATTAACAGCACCGACAAGTGGAGCCGCGCACAGGAGATTCTGGCTAGAAATATACGCTTGGAGCCCGATGAAGCAATCGCGGCTCGGATGCTATACGACATTGACCGGGCGTGGGGGGCGAATAGATACGCGAACAAGAGCCTGTTGGGCGATGCTGTAAAAGATCTTCTTTTCGGGACGAAGGACCCCGACGCAGCATGGAGTTTCTATGACGCCACAAGGATACCTGTGTTTGATCTACCTCCCCTTAAAGAGTTGTACCACGCAATACAGGGGGGCTACGTCCCCTCAGACGGCACCTTAGCCGGTAAGTTTTCTAGGGTGCGGGAGTTGGAGCGCAGCGGCGGGGCTCCCCCCGAGGCTATGACGTTTGTTATGTCCCGGTACCCCGAGGGCGCGAAGCTACTAGTGGTCAATAGGGTCAACGCTATGAACGCGCCTAATCAACCGCCGTCATTACTCAGACACCGCAGACAGTTAGTCTATGGGACGCGGAACTGGAACAACGCGGAGGACTGGAGCAAAGACATGGACTGGGCGCATACGTCCCACCTCACTCAGAAGGTGGTCATTGATCCGGACGCGCCGTACCTACCGCAAGTGGCCCGACTACGTACGGTCCCGGTGGCACTGGTAGAAGTTTCTGACCTGTTGCAGCAGGTCCCTGTGTCTTTCCGTGACCGACTGCTACCGGTCTACTCCCTAGAGGATGAGACCGAAATGCCCGGTTGGGGCTACCGCCATAATGAGGACAACATGTGTATCTACGGGTCCCCGTACTAGTTGACACATTATGGTTGAGTCCGGTACGATCCACTACGTAACCTTCAACCCCGACAACATTACCGTTCGTACAACAACATTCGGTAGTGACGAGCAGGGGTTGAAGGATTACACAAACATTAATGATTTACCTGTATGGATGCATCGCGCAGTGGCAACACTGTTCGCAGTTCCTGAATCGTCTCAGCACCGGGAGATTGAGGGTATAGGTAGACGGCTCAGCGCAGATGTGTTCTGTGTTTACGAGCCAGTAGATCTCTAGGCCAGCCTGATTTTTCAGGTGTGTGAGCGGGTCCGCCCCACCCGTTGGTCAGAACGGGGCACTTCACATTTGATACCAGTTTTTGATACCAGTTCGGAGAGCAAGAAAAATGAATATAGACAGTCTAGTACTCAAGTCCCTCGTTAACGGTTTCTATACGATTCAGCGTAATCGCATTCAGATCGGTAACGCTGTCGTCGCTAACTTCAAGGACAAGATCGGGCAGGACCCCGGAACCAGTGAGGAAGAACTAGAGGTAGACGCGAAGCTGTTGCTGCAGAACCTGCGCCGTTCTTATACCCGCATAACGGATGGGGTAGCTCGCCTGACCCCACGCAATTTCAAACAGGACGGTCACATCTCGACGTTTTCGGAAATCGCCCTGATAGAAATGTATGACAGCCTGATGGAAGCGGAACAGGATGCGGAGAAGCGTATCCAACAGGCGGTCAAGGAGTTCCCAATATACAAGGTGTTCCTTGAGGACGTGAAAGGCTGCGGTCCGATGATGTCTGCTGTAATTATTTCACAGTTCGACATCCACAAGGCCGAGTACCCGTCATCACTTCACGCTTACGCCGGTCTCGATGTTGTCAACGGTAAGGGTCGTTCACGTCAGAAAGAACATCTCGTTGACCAGACGTACACCGACAGGGACGGTAAGGAACAAATCAAGAAAGGAATCTCGTTCAACCCATTTGTCAAAACGAAGTTGATTGGGGTGCTAGGTTCATCGTTCATTAAGACCGGGGGTCCATACCGCGAGGTGTACGATAATTACAAGCATCGTTTGCAGCACATGCCTGCCCACGCAGAAAAAACTAAGGGGCATATCCACAACATGGCAGTGCGCTACATGGTCAAACGATTCCTGACCGATTTGTATAAGGCGTGGCGTGCACTGGAAGGATTGCCTGTCGCCCCAGAATACTCCGAGGCCAAGCTCGGGATTACACACAAGGTAGCGTGATGGTCAGGACCACCTAGTCACCCAGAAGCATAGAACGAGTCATACGAGCGGAGTCACCCACCTGCATAGAACGAGTCAAAACGAGCGGAGTCACCCAAGGATTACAGAACGAGTCATATCGAGGAAGACACCCAGTGCATGAAAACGAGTCAGAGGGAAGGAAGACACCCAGTTTATGAGAACGAGTCAGAGGGGAAGAAGACACCCAGTGCATGAAAACGAGTCAGAGATCTATAGTCGCCCATTTGGCAAAAACGAGTCAGTGGTTCAGAGTCACCCGAAAGCAAACAACGAGTCACCAGACGATAAATAACTCAGACAACATAAACGAGTCATAGTTGGCTATTCACCCAATGAAGTTAAGCGAGTCATGAGAATTTAGTCACCCAATGAACTCAAGCGAGTCATTCCATCGCAGTCACCCAGTTATGTCGAACGAGCCATTACCGGCAAGTCACCCAACGCACACAAGCGAGTCACACTGAGTAAGTCACCCAAAACCTTGGAACGACGAGTCACTGAAGGGTAGTCACCCACGACACGGAAACGAGTCAGTCGAAACAAGTCACCCATGGATAGCTAACGAGTCACTGTTCCAGAGTCACCCATAGAAATCGAACGAGTCATTCCATCGTAGTCACCCAGTGATGCCGAACGAGCCATATGAAGTTGAATCACTCGGAAGGTCTAAACGAGTCATACGAGTAACCACTTAATGAACAAGAAACCTAAAAAATGCGTTTGTGGTCGATTCATTCACTACAAAGCACGATTCTGCAAAGCCTGCAGAACCAAGTTCGGAGGGGACGACATACAAATGTACAAAGCCTCCAAAACACAACCATGGCTTTCAAAGGCATGGAGATAGACAGGTAAGCGACCTAATAACACGTTATTAGTCAAATTAGAGCGATATTCACCCTAGCTAAAGGAACGAGTCAAAGTAAGTTAGTCACCCAATGCGACGAAACGAGTCATGGGGAAGCGACACACTCAAAAACAATAAACGAGCCGAAGCAAGAAACACCCTCATCTGGCTTTAGCGAGTCATCATCAAAGATTCACCCGCGATGAATGAACGAGTCAAAAAAATTTAGTCACCCAAAACCCTGCAACGAGTCATTACGACTAATCCACCCAGAAAACGCTAACGAGTCAGAGAAACGGATACACCCAAACCCCTGAAACGAGTCAGAACTACACAAAAAATGTCACAGGAGTTGCCTATGACCCCAGAAGGCAAGGTTAAAAAGAAAGTTACCTCGATACTGAAACAGTTGGGAGCGTACTACTTCTACCCGGTCACCGGAGGATACGGTAAGAGCGGCGTACCCGATATTGTCGGGTGCTATGACGGTAGATTTTTCGGTATAGAGTGTAAGGCCGGTAAGAATAAACCTACTGCATTACAGGAGAAAAACTTAACCGACATCGCTGCCGCTGGTGGTATAGCAATAATAATCAATGAAGATAATATCGAAGAAGTTACCTATCACCTTACAGGTGAGGCAGTTCACTCGGGCCAATTGGATTTGTTCAAAAATCATGGACAAAAGTAGCGCCGATTGGGAAGGAACTATTTTGTGGGCGTACATAGCTCACAGTATGGCCCCGAAGTATTCACCCATGCGGTGGTTTTTTAAGGCATCCCTATGGTATGCCCGACACATGCGTAGACGCGCACAGATACGAGAGGAGAGAGACAATGACCAACAACGTTAACGGAGAGAGCAAGGCAGATCTCATACGTGCGTACATGGACGCTAACCCAGACGTTACGGTAGCGGAAGCCGCTAAGGCGCTGAAGGTCACCCGGAACTACATCTACGTGATTAAACGTCAACACAACGGGCACAAAAAACACTCTCGTAGGAAAACCTCCACTAAAAAAACAGCGGACAGTTACCAAGTGGACGGGGATCACTACACTGCACTAGCGGTGCGCCCGTGGGATGCAATGCAGTCGTGGATGACAGACGACCAATTCGTCGGGTACCTCAAGGGCAACGCCATCAAGTACATTGCAAGGATGGGTAGGAAAAACAGTTCTGATCTGCAGAAGGCGCAGCACTACATGCAGAAGCTCGCGGAGGTGCTTGCGAAGTAATGGACTTAATAACCCTAGATTTTGAAACGTACTACGACAAGGAGTATTCACTCAGTAAGTTAACGACTGAGGAGTACGTGCGTGATCCTAGATTTGAAGTCATCGGCATAGGAGTCAAGGTCAACAATGGACCGACCGAATGGGCATCGGGTACACATACTCAGCTTGAAAAATATTTCACAGAGTTCGACTGGTCGAACGCTATGGTACTGGCCCATAACACTCTGTTTGATGGGGCTATACTCTCTTGGCGCTTTGGTATTAGTCCTAGGGTCTATACCGATACTCTGTGCATTGCCCGTGCTTTACATGGGGTGGAAGTTGGTGGAAGTCTCAGGGCGTTATCTGAGAGATATTGCATAGGCCAGAAGGGACTGGAGGTCAACGACGCGATAGGTAAACGTCGCAACGACTTCACACCTGCCGAACTGGATAGATACGGGGACTACTGCGTCAACGACGTAGAGTTAACGTACAAGTTGTTCCACATATTCCTACAGAAAGGGTTTCCTAAAAAAGAACTACGGTTAATCGACCTGACGCTGCGTATGTTCACGGACCCCGTAGTTGATCTGGATTTGCCCCTGCTGGAAGAGCATCTGCAACGCACCCGAGATAGCAAGGATGAGTTGCTATCCCGTGCGGATGTGTCCAAAGAAGATCTAATGAGTAACCAGAAGTTCGCTGGGCTTCTGGAGGGTCTGGGTGTCGAACCTCCGTTAAAGATCTCACCTGCAACGGGGAAGGAGACGTTTGCGTTCGCGAAATCCGATGATGGGTTCACCGCCCTTGCAGAACATGACAACCCCAAGGTCCAAGCACTAGTGTCCGCGAGGTTAGGTAATAAAAGTACCCTAGAAGAGACACGGACCCAGCGGTTCATCGATATAGCAAAGCGGGGCAAGCTACCGATACCCGTGCGGTACTACGCTGCACATACCGGACGGTGGGGTGGTGACGACAAGGTGAACATACAGAACCTACCGAGTCGTGGCCCTAACGGTAAACGTCTGAAGTACAGCATCGTCGCCCCCGAAGGGCACGTTATGATCGACGCCGATTCCTCTCAGATAGAGGCACGGGTGTTGGCATGGCTGGCGGGGCAGGAGGATCTCACAGAGGCATTCGCCCGTGGCGACGATGTGTACATCGCAATGGCCTCACGGATATATAACGTACCTGAAGATGAAGTCACCAAGGAGCAACGGTTCGTCGGTAAGACAACTATCCTAGGTGCCGGGTACGGCATGGGTGCGGTACGGTTTCAGGACCAGCTAAAAACTTTCGGTACGTCCGTCAGCCTAGATGAAGCACGAAGAATTATAAATATCTACCGGGAAGCCAACTGGAAGATAAGTCAGTTCTGGCGTGACGCGCAACGGGCGTTGCAGGCTATGCACAACAACGAAAACTTCGCGTTGGCACCGAACGTACTGCAAGTGGATAGCGCCAACAGCGGGATCAAACTACCGAACCAACTACTGATACGGTACGATGATCTGCAAGCCGAGCCGAGTGAGCGAGGTGTGCAGTTCTCCTATAAAACTCGTAGGGGCCGCACCAAGATATACGGTGGCAAGGTGACGGAAAACATCTGTCAGGCGTTGGCGCGTTGCATAATCGGCGAGCAGATGTTGGAAGTGGCGAAACGGTACAAGGTCGTGCTTACAGTGCACGACTCTATCGTGTGCTGCGTGCCGGAAGATGAGATTGATGTCGCAACGAGCTACATCGAGACCGCTATGAATCGTTCCCCGGCATGGGCACTTGGACTGCCCATCACATGCGAATCGGGAATCGGAAAATCATATGGCGAAGCCGCAGACAACGCATAAGATTGCGCCGTGGTCGTACTCAAAAGCCAAGAGCTTTGAGACCTGCCCTAAGCAGTTCTACCATGAAAAAATACTACGGGAGTACCCATTCACTGAAACAGAGGCCATCCGTTACGGCAATCTGTTCCACACAGCGGCTGAAAAATTTATACGGGACGGTACGCCTATACCCGAGAAGTTCTCGTTTGCGATACCAGTTTTGGAGTCGTTGCGGGACAGGTATGGGGAGAAACATTGCGAACTAAAAATGGGGCTCACCGAAGATCTGGAGCCTTGTGGTTTCTTCGATAAAAATGTTTGGTTCCGTGGCGTCGTAGACCTGTTGATCGTGGCTGACGACAGGGCATGGGTGATCGACTACAAGACGGGGAAGAGCGCACGATACGCGGATGTAGGACAGCTAGAGCTTATGGCAATGGCTACGTTCAAACATTTCCCTACTGTCAAAAAGATTAACGCGGGGCTCTTGTTCGTAGTGAGCGATGAGTTCATACGCGAAAAATATTTCTCATTTGATGCAGACAGTCTGTGGGATAAATGGCTGACTCGCTATCAAACGATGCAAGCGGCGGCAGACAACGATGTCTGGAACCCTATACCTAGTGGGCTATGCAGGAATCACTGTCAGGTGGTCGTATGCCCTCATAACGGAAGGAACTAAC